GTGACATCTATCATTTTCCCCGCGTAGGGTCGGGCAACGCGCCCGGCAATATGCAGTCCATCAGTGGCGTTAGTCTAGCGACTAGCGAGCAAGTGCAGTCCCGCGCTCCGCGCCCACGCCGCATCTACCCCCGCCAAGGCGTCTATGGCGCAGGGTTCGAGGTAGAGACCTACAAGACCTTCCAGCAAACCTGACAACCCCGCTAGTCCAGCGACTAACCTATAAAGGATCAAATCAAATGCCTGCTTTCGAGACCATCACACTTTCCCTTCCCGCCCACTGGATCGTGCCCGTGCTTTATGGCGACCTGTCGCCCCTCGACGAGGCTGAGGCCGTTGCCTTTGACCGCTGGCTGCAAGACACCATCGAGGATGTAGGACATGGGAAAACCCCACTCATAGGCCGCATCGAAGATGCCCCCTACTTCGCCCGTTATCACGACGCTGCCGAATACGGCGTGCTGGCGTGTGACTGCTACGACATCGAATTTTTGGTGGAGAAAGTTTATGCGTGAGATGACTAAGACACCGAAAAGGGCGTTGACCGTTCGCAGGAACGAGCGGGCGCTGATTAAGCTGCGCCGTGCGGTGGCCCTACTGGAGCCGAGGCTGTCAGTGGAGGCGGTGTGCTCTATGCACGAGGGTCAACTGGCGAACGTGATTATGCACTACGCCCTGCACGTCGATGCGGCGCGCGGGAAAGACAAGAGCATCGGGGAGAAACAAAATGACTGTTAGTCCGTCGCCTAACGCCGACCTGAGCAAGATGCTCACCGTCTCCATCGGCCACATATGCACATCGACGGCTCAGACGTTGAACGACGAGGCGCTCGGGACCACCAGCAACATGATGCTGAGCATCGCTGGATGGGGAGGCTACGGCTGGTTCATGTGGGTGCCTAACGACCCCGAGGAAACCGAGGGTCTGCCCGCAGACCTGTATCACATCTTTGTCTACGCTCGGAAGGTCGGTGCCGAATACTTGCTGATCGACATTGACGCCGACGTTAACCCTGACCTGCCCGTCTACCCGGAGGAATGAAATGAAAGACTGGATCGAGGACGCGCTCGGCGCGGTGTGCCTGTTCGCCATCGGCTACGGCCTGATGCTACTCGTCTGCGGCATCGGAGGCTGACATGCGCTTCATCGTTCACGGCCTATTCGGCAACGTGCCTGTCGGCGGTATCTTTCAGCTACAGCGCACACTCAGAACTTCGTGGGGTGGGCCCAACACCAGCCCGCCTATCACATGGCTCAAGGTCAGCACACGCACGGCCCGGGTCAACGGCAACGGTGCAGTATTCTACTTCGGCAAGGCGGACAACGTCTGGCTGGAGGAAGGTGTTAGGCTGACGACTAACAAGGAGGAAATGAAATGAGCACTTGGGACTTTCGCTTCGTGAACATGCCGTCCGGCAACGGCGGCGAGGATTGGTTTGAACTGCGGGAGGTATACTACAACGAGGACAACAGTCTCTTCGGTCACGCCAGCCCCTGCCTTGGCAGCGAGACGCCCGAGGGCGTGGCACAACTGGCTAAGTGGTGGCAGCAGGCTGCCGATAATCCCCCACTGCATGAAGATGATTTCCCCGATGACTTCGAACCCTACGCACACGTGTAGCAAGGAGGAGAGATGAAAGGCCCAACAAACAACGCCGAATGCGTCGACTGCGGGGCAAGCTACCCGCTACGCCGCGCCGCTCTGGGCTACAAGACCTGTCTCACCTGCGGCGACAAGGCGGCAAGAGAAGCGCGCACCTCATGGTGCGTGGCACCAATAGCCCACAAGCAGGGGGCTACACTGATTACCAACAAGGCCAACCTACTCGGCCTGAACAAGACAACCCCGTTAGTCTGACGACTAACACCAACCAGAACCAAGGAGTAATAACATGTCTCAACTCGAAATGAACTTCGCACCTGTGGTGCCCTCGATCTCATCGTCGTCCATGCTGGTCGACCTCAGCATCAGCATGTGGGCTGGGCGCAAAGGGGACAAGCGCGCTTCCGAGGAAGTCGCGTCGGCCAACAACGCACAGAAGGGTGTGGCGCGGGTGACTAAGAGCCTGCTGGGCGACTGCGATGAACTCGATGCGCTGGTCAAGTTCGGTGCTCACGCGCACAGCGTCAACCGCAACAGCACCCTGCCGTGGTCGGACTCGGGCCCGCGCTTGCTGCCCACCGCCCGATACTTCGCATACCACAAGAACATGAGCGCCATGCAGGCTGAGTTCTACCGCATGGTGGACCGACTGATCGACGTCTACGATCTCGAGGTGTCGCAGGTGCAGGCCAAGCTGGGTGACCTGTTCGATGTTAGGGATTACCCTACCGCCGATGACATCCGCAAGAAGTTCTCGTTCAAGTTCAACTATATACCGCTGCCCGAGGCTGGCGACTGGCGCTTGGACATTGGCAACGAGGCACTGGCATCGTTGAAGGAGCAGTATGAGTCGCACTTCGATGGCTGGTTTGCCGCAGCCATGCGGGACATCTGGGAACGGCTCTATAAAACCCTGTCCACGCTGTCGGCCCAGCTGTCCGACAAGACCGAGGACGCCAAGCGTGCGCCGGGTATCTATGCCACTGTGTTTGATCGGGCGCTGGAGATTATCGACATGATGGAGACGTGCAACCTGACGGGCGATCCGCAGATGCAGTTGATGCAGCGGCGGCTGTCTCAGACGTTCAAGGGCGTGACTATCGAGGACCTCAAGGACGACGCCTACCTGCGCCGGGAAACTAAACAGGCCATCGACGCAGCCATCAAGAACCTGCCCTCGCTCGATCTGTGATCGGGCGTTAGGCAACAGACTAACACGACAACCAAAACATCTTACGGAGAACAATCCAAATGACGAACAATGCAACTGCGATGTATCAGATCGACCTCGATCAGTGCGCATCCCTCATCAAGGCCGTGGGCCACAAGCGCACTGTGCTGGTGCAGGGCCACATGGGGACGGGTAAGTCCTCGCTCCTTCGCACCCTGTCGGCTGCCATGCCGACCCACACGGCGTGCTACTTCGACTGCACGACCAAGGACTTGGGTGACATCACCCTGCCGAATATCAAGGGGGCTGGGCTTGGCGCTGGGTCGCGGCTTGTGGGTAAGATGAACCCCATGACGCATGACGTGGACCTGAGAGTAACAAATCAGGAGGACGAGCAGGACTACGTCACCTATGCCACCAACGAGGAGTTGGGTGCGCATCACAAGAAGCCGATCATCCTGATGATCGACGAGTATGGTAAGGCCAACCCGTCTGTGAAGAATGCCCTGCTACGCCTCATGCTCGAGCGCAAGATCGGTAGCTATGAACTGCACGAGGACAGCGTGATCTTCGCGACGACCAACCTTGGTGCCGAGGGGGTAGGTGACTTGCTGCCGCCTCATGCCCGCAACCGCATCACTGTCGTGACTGCCCGCAAGCCGAGCAACATGCAGTGGATCGAGTGGGGCATCAACAACGGCGTGGACCACACCCTGTTGGGCTGGTGCAAGGACAACCCGCAACTGTTCAACTCCTTCGACGACCACCCGAACCCGGACGACAACCCCTACATCTTCCACCCCAAGCAGCAGCGTGCAGCCTTCGTCACGCCTCGCAGCCTTGAGGCCGCGTCCGACGTGCTAAAGTCACGTGATGGCATGGACGACATGACTGTGACCGCTGCCCTGATGGGCACTATCGGTGATCGTGGTGCGATGGACCTGATGGCCTTCGTCAAGCTGGCTGACCAGCTGCCTTCGCTACAGTCTATCAAGGACACGCCCGAGACCGCCAAGGTGCCGTCATCTGCCGCTGCCGTGTGCATGGTGGTCTACCGGACGCTGGCTGCGATGGACAAGGACCTCATCAACCCGTGGATGGTCTACATGGACCGGCTGGACAAAGAGGCACAGGGTATGTTCGCCAACGGCGTGCGCTCCCCCAAGTATGGCAAGCAGGCTCTGATTATGACCAACGGGAAGTTCACCCAGTGGGCCATGCAGAACGGCTATCTCTTCGCCGCTGATAAGCGGTAAGCCCATGGCCAAGAACGATGGGAAGCGGTGGACCTCATCAGAACTTACCAAGCTGTTCAGCCATTGGCGCAACGGCTTGACCTTGGAGACTATCGCAAAACGACTAGGCCGCACCAAAGGTGCGGTCCAACAGAAACTCTATGACTATGACATGCACACAGATGAGCGCATCCGTGAGAGCGCCGAGGAGAACAAATAGATGTTTATGTTAGGCCAAGCACTAACACTGGAGCAGCGGCTCCAGAAGGCTGTGATCGACATCATGGCCAACCCCAAATACGTCGCCCTTGCGGGCATTCTGATGATCGGTGGACGCCGCATCGAGGACGATCCTGCCAAGTGTCCGACTGCCTACACCAACGGCAGGGACGAGGTCTATGGCCGTGCCTTCTGCGATCCACTGAGCGATGCCGAGCTGCGCTTCCTTGTGCTGCACGAGTGCTATCACAAGCTCTATCGTCACCTGACCACGTGGCGCTGGATGTATGACGAGAACGCTAAGCTGGCCAACGCGGCCTGTGACTATGTGATTAACGTCAAGCTGGTGGACGACAACGCAGCGGACGGCTTCGCTAAGATGACTGGCCCGCTCAAGATCGGCTGCTACGACAAGAAGTATGCGGGCTGGGATAGTGCACAGGTCTACCACGACCTCAAGAACGGCGGACAGGGCAAGGGTGGTGGCTCAGGCTCAGGCACTGGCTTCGATGAGCACGGCTGGGATGATGCCAAGGAGATGACCGCTCAGGAGAAGCAGGACTTGGCCCGTGAGATCGACGAGGCTGTGCGTCAGGGCGCACTGATGGCAGGCAAGATGGGAAGCGGTGGCGACCGCGACCTTGAAGCCTTGCTCCAGCCCCAAGTGGATTGGCGTGAGGTGCTGCGTGATTTCGTGCAGGCAACCTGTGCAGGGACTGACTATTCCACATGGCGTAGGCCGAACCGCCGATACATCGGCGCGGGTGTCTACATGCCAAGCGGGATCAGCGAGAGCATCGGCGAGATCGTGGTGGCTATCGACACGTCAGGCTCTATCGGTGGGCCGCAGCTGTCCGCCTTCTTGTCCGAGGTCAAGAGCGTGGCCGAAACCGTCCACCCAGAGGCAATCCGCCTGCTCTACTGGGACACGCAGGTGTGTGGCGACGAGCGCTACGAGGGTGAGGACCGGGATAAGATCGTGCAGAGCACCAAGCCCAAGGGTGGTGGCGGCACCACAGTTGAGTGCGTGCCTCGCTACCTGCAGGACAACCAGATCAAGGCACAGTGCGTGATCGTGCTGACCGACGGCTATCTGGGCGGCTCATGGGGTGATTGGCAGCACCCCGTCCTGTGGGTCATCCTCGACAACAAGAACGCCGTGCCGAGCGTAGGTCAGGCCGTGCACATCAGAGGGAGGGACATGCGGTGAAACCGAGGTATGCGCCGCAGTGGCACGATTCAGGCGAGGAGGTGTTCATCGGGCACGTCGGGCTCTTGGACATCTACTTTGAGCATAATAAGGCCGACGATGAGGACTGGATCATCGTGGTCGGACCAGACGAGCGTCAGGTGAGACCGCGCTCTGAGGGATATAACTTCGATGTCTACGACATCATAGATGGGAACAGGATAGTTCCGAACCCGAATAGTCCGCCCGACATCCACGTCGAGCTGGCTGAGATGTGTGAGATTTATGCGCTGGCTATCAGCCTTGGATACTTGGAGGAGCAGTGATGGGATACATGAGTGACGTGGTGATTGCCTTTGCATTCAACAGCAAAGAGCAGATCGACGAGGTGATGGCGATCTATCGCATGCACAAACTTGTGCAGGAGCATGATCTGGCCAAGGAGTGGCAGGTCCATGACTGGAATGGTGTATGGGGCCTGACCTACAGCTCAGCCGGTGTGAAGTGGTATGAAACGTATGAGGATGTGCAGGGTTTTCAGCACATGGAAAATGTCGTCGTGGACTTCTCCGAGAACCGCGAGGGTTTCGAGTATGCCTATCGCACGCTCAGGATCGGTGAGGACGATGCAGACATCGAGGAGAACCACCACGGCCATCAAGAAGATAACAGCACCCTGTCGGATGAACTCTGGGACCGCATGTCACTGCGCAGAGAGATCGAAACAACCTTCTAACCGCCGTTAGGCTACAGACTAACAAGAGGATCAATCCAATGACTTACATCCCTAACCTGAACAGCTTCTACGAAGTCGCTGCATGGTATGCCAAGACCAAGCCCGTGGTGAGCAAGCAGCACACCGTCGAGCAGGACGTGCGCCCCATCGGCAAGCGTGCCCGCAAGTGGGAGCGGATCATCAAGGTCAATGACCACTGCTACGCCCTGTCCTGTGGCGGCTACGCCGACCCGGTATTCAACTGGGGCTATACCGACCAACTCAAGGTGCACCCCCTGACCACTAAGGACATCGCGCTGTGCTCTCCCATCGTGTGGCGCAAGCACAAGGATGGCACCGAGACGATCACCGTGCGCAACGGGGCGGGTGAGTGGCAGCACAACCAGACCTACTCTTTCATTGCTCGTGCGTTGCCCTGTGAACTCTGGTTCCGCCAGACCCGTGAGGGCAAGCAGTATATCTACAACCGCGCAGCCGGACAGACGCTGCACCTACCCAAGACCCGCACCGTGCCGCGTCACATCGTCGAGCACCACAAGGAGGTGGCTACGAAGAACAAATCCTCGTGGTATACCAAGCGCTACCTCAAGGCCTTCCAGACCGGGGACGACGGGCTCAGCGTGACGTTCAAGCGTGAGAGTGACGGCAAGTTTACCCTCGTCGGCGAACCCCAGAAGGTCATGGTGGACCGCACCCGTGTGAACAAGGACGAGAAGCGCGAGTTCAAACCGCACATTGAGGCGCTCTACGGTTGGGCGCAGACCATGTATCCCATGATGCGCGACCAGCTGAACTGGAGTTTTCGGATAGAGATAAACAAGCAGCTCGACCAGATCGCCAAGGAGCACAAGATCGAGGGCTACAGCAATAGCCACTCTGCCCTGTTCACATACGCTGAGAAGGAGCTCGTCCGTGCCATCCTGAAAGACCCTGAGCACGTGATGCGCTACGGCTTTGGTGTGGCGGTCATGATGTCCATGCACGACGCGGAGAGTTCTTATTATGGCGACAAGGGCGACGTGGAGGCGCTGGCTAAGCACATCCGCGCACGCTTCAACAGATGGATCAACGAGATGGCGGGCTTCGCCACCAAAGTGAAGATGGAGAAATAAAATGACATACAGATACCAACCAAGCCTCGTCTCGCAGTATGCGAATGACGACCAAGCGGTCAAAGAACAGCACGAGCACTATGAACTCGCAGGCTACCGCGCCGAGCAGATCAAGAGCTTCATCAAGGCCACGTGCAAGGCACTTGGGGCTGCCCACTGCAACCTCGACTACGGCTCTGCCGTGATCTATCGCCCGGGCGACACCCATGTGCTGGGCGAGATTGGCTTCAAGGATATTAGGGTCAAGGGTAAGGGTGCGTCCGACCCGCAATACTACGTTAGGGCGCGGACTATCGCCAATGGGAAGTATCGCGACACGATATGGCAGCACAACATCATCGGCACCAAGTCGATGAAGAACGCGGTCAAACATGCGGAGGAATACTTCAAGCCCGTGCCTGCCTCAGAGGCTATCAGGCTGACCGCGACCCGGGCGCGGAGCGTCGTCGATAAGGCTGTGTCTGTGCACTTCGATGTGGTGCGTAACGCATATCGCCAACTGTTCGGGGACTCGGGCTACGGCAACAAGTTTGACACGCCGATCTTTCAGGAGTTGCGGCACAGCACCTTCATATCGCCACAGGTAAGCAAACTTATGGCTGAGTTCTTCGAGGGTCTCGATGCGTGGCGTGAGGCTAAGGGTATCATCGAGAAGGGCATCCACTACGTGTCGCTGACCGACAACTACGGACAGCTGGTGGCCGACACTGCACACTGTGGCACGTTGTTTGGACACGACAACGGGACCAGCGAGGTCACGCGGCTTCCCGCTACGGAACTTCCCGAGTGGATGCAGGGTCGCCTCGCTGTGCTGCAGATGCTTAAGCCCGAGAACTACGTGCAGGGGGTGGGCCTGCGGCTAGACGACAAGGTGTTTTATATCATGGGGGACACGACGGATGAAGAATAGGATGAAGCGTATCGTAGACCTGCAGAGGATCACTGAGCATGATATACGCGTGGCGTCAGTGCCCCGAATGTGGCGTGCCATGGCGGACGTGCTGAAACAGTCGGCGCGGGCCAAGGAGATGCGTGCCCAGTGGACCACAAACTTTGAGAACGTTTATCGTGTTATGATAACGCCTAACACTGGATGTGTTGAGGTTGTATGCCTTGGCATTGATAGTGTTGACAGTGAAGCGGAAGGCACCTACTCTGACAGTTCGCAATTACCTGCGTGGATGCAGGAGAAGCTGGCTGTTCTATCAATGATGAAGGTTGATCCCCCACAGACAAAGGTCGAGGGGGTCGGCATGCGTATCGACGACGATGTGTTCTGGGTCATCAAAGGGGAGAGAGCATGATGGCTAAGTGGGAAGTCGGGGGCGATTGCCCCCGCGACGGGGAAATCCGCGTGGTAAACTATGTGGACGGGGAAACGGTGCCGGAGGATGCCTTCGGCAACAAGGGCTACCCAATCCCTCTCATCAAGCACCGCATCGAACAGTTCTGGGAGGGCACATGGGTACCCATCAAGGTCTACCATGACCCGGGGAACGGGGAACTTCAAAGGATCAAACAATGACCGGCTTTGAACTGTTCCTCACACAGATCGGCTTCCTGCCGAAACCTACGCCGCAGCAGGCCGAGCCTGTTAGGCAGGAGACTAACAGCGATTGGTATAAACAAGGAAAGGAGTGCCCCTTCTGATGGCCGACACCCCGGAGAAGAAGGTCAAAACCAAGGTGGTCGCCCAGCTGAAAACGCTGGGTGCCTACTACTTCTACCCCGTGACGGGTGGGTTCGGTGCATCAGGTGTTCCTGACATCGTCGCCTGTCTCAAGGGGCGGTTCATCGGTATCGAATGCAAGGCCAATGGCAACAAGCCTACAGCACTGCAGCAGATGAACTTAGATAAAATCGCGGCGCAGGGCGGCATCGCCCTCGTCATCGACGAAACCAACGTGAATGAATTGAAAGGGATGATCGAGAATGTTCTGGAAAGCTAAACGCGCCGAGGCCATGCCGCACCGTGACGTGCAGGCAGAGGCCGCACTAGGGATCAACAGTGCAGCCGCCGTACTGCCGCCCAAAAGGTTCATGGACCTCGTCTACTGGGCCATCATCAGCAACCGCCAGATCAGTGTCGAGGACATCGACGCACTGGCCAACCGACTGTCGCGCATGGCTTGGGAACGGGGGCGGAGATGAAAGAACTGACAAGAGAAGCCCAGCAGGGCGCGATCCACCTGAAGTGGGGCTTCCTGCCTGTGTTTATGGTCCGTGTGGCGGTGCCAAGCTCCGCGCCGGGGATTTGGAAGTGGGGTCGCTGGCGCTATGCGCGGCTGCCTGAGGTGGTTGACCTGAACTCGCGGCTGATGGGAACATGGAGGGACTGACATGATTACTCACAACAGGATGACTGATAGAAACTGGCGCATCTACTGGGCGCGGGTGGAGGACAAGAGAACACTCCAATCTGTCGCTGACGAGAACAACATAACTCGAGAGCGGGTGCGTCAGATTGTAGGCAAGGGACACCGTGTGGTTGATTACATGGACGCCTTGGATGTGGCACCGAAGGACACCCTTGGGTGCCTCGTACTGTCAACTCGCGTGGAGCATGCAATCATCAATGAGGCTGGGCCGGATTGGAGGGCGGTCAAGATACGAGACTTCTTGAGAAGTCACCCGCACTGGAAGTTCAGGATGTACCCGAATGTCGGGAAGAAGGCCGTAACGGAACTGCGTGATGCTGTCGCTGTCTTTGACGAGGAGGCCGCAACGCTTTGGTTTAATGGAGAGGAGATACCGAAATGACCACATACCTGACGATCCTCTGGATCACGATGCACGGCGGGCCTATCGAGGGCAGCAGCTATGGCATCCCATTCCTGACCGAAGCTGCCTGCAAGGAGGCGATGAAACCCGTGGGCGACACTCTGGACTATGACTACAGCATGGAGTGCGCGAGCCTGCCCGTTGAAGTGGAGATGCTGCCATGAATGACGAAGTACTGTGCAACGCGCTGCGTTACGAGAAGTGGGACGAAGCCGCCGACCGCATCGAGGCCCTGACCGCCAAGGTCAAACTTATGGACGATCTCGACGTTATCAACGGGGAGAAGATCGAAGCCCTGACCGAGCAACTCGAAGCCGCCCGCGCTGACGCCAAGGAGGCCGAGGCTTATGCGGAGGAGTTGGAGAAGCGTGTGGCCTTTGTGGAAGGGGAGCGCAGAAAAACTCTCCAAGCACTACTCAAGGTGACGAAGATACATGATGAGGTCGAATCCAAGCTGGCGAAGGCGGCGGAGGGGTTGCGGGAGATTGCGGGTGAGTGCGGTTGCTCAACAGCCCGCGCCATCATCGCCGAGATTGAGGGAGAGAAGAGATGAGCAGTCTAAAACTATACAGAACGACCAAAGGCGAGATGGAGCGAATCTTGTGCGACATCACCTATCCGCATCCTGTCTACTTCGACCGACCTTCTAAGCGGCTTGCAAAGCATGATCTCAAGGTAATGTTGCGCGAGCGGGCAGAGGAGGCCAAACGCATCATTGATATGATGGAGCGCATGGCTGAGGCCAATGTCGAGAACGCGAGGCTTCGAGATTACATCAACGCTCTGCATGACTTTCATAACGCGTTTGGTTTTTTCACTACGGAAGCGCCCGGCAGGCCGCATCTTTGGGAAGTGTAGCCAATGCCCCGTGAAGCCAGTGACAGCCCCGGTGCGAGAGCGTTGAGGCGGGCGGGCTACGTCAAGTTGCCTGCGTGGTGGGTCACGCAGGAGCAGTTAGAGTTGATAGAGTACATGGCTAAACAGAACAAAGACGACATAGACGTAATAAAGGAGAGAGCGAATGCGCCTCGGATCAAAAAGGATTACTAGAGACATGCTGGAGGCGGCACTGGCCAAGCAGTGGGACCCGACCACCACGTCGCGGCATTACGGGGTACACCGGACATCTATCACGGCGGCATGTGAGCGGTTTGGTATCGTGCTTCCCATGCACAAGTTCTCCCCACAGGCGGTGTCGAGACGCAGTCCTGAGTGGAAAGAAGCTGTTGATGCCATGACCCTACAGCCCAAGGGGAACCCGGTCTGGTCGTGCAGCCCTGCGGCGATAGAAAAAGCACTTGCAAAGATGAAGGAGAAAAGCAGTGTCTGATATGCGTGACGAAGAGACCCGCGTTTGGATGTATCTATTGGAGAACCCGCTGGCCAGAGCCGGTGACGTGGCTATGAGTTGCGATGTGCATCTGGACTTCGCGCAGCATTGTATCGACCGGATCGGCACCCCGAGAGAGGTGTTTGAGAAAGAAGCCATGCAGGCCAAGCCCACCCGGGTGCAGACCTTGGAGACGGCGATCAATCTGACGGCAGGGGATCGGAACAAGGCATACGGACCCCCGCATCGCAATCTGTCGGACTGCGCTCTACTGTGGGACGCCTATCTGGCTATCCGCAACGGGGCACAACTCGACGCCGAGGCTGTGGCATGGATGAACGTGCTACAGAAGATCGCGCGCTCTGCGCAACCGGGCTACCACCCGGACAACTATACTGACGCCGCGGCCTACTCAGCCATTGCTGGTGAGTGCCGTCAAATTGAAATCGAAGAATAAGGAAATGACCATGAACTACTTCACACCTGCAGACCTGAAACAGATCGAAGCCACCTATAACTACACCGCCCGTGCGGGCTTGGGCTTTGGCATCACCGAAAACAACGAGATGGTGTTCATCACCGCCCGTGACGTGGAGCGCCTCAACCTTGACGTAGGCGATGCCATTCGTGTCTGGGCCACAGATAACTATGCCTCGCCGCACACGGCGCACTACCCCTCTCGCTGGCGTGCTGTGCGCGTCGAGGTCGTCGCTCGAGTGGGTGATAGTGTTAGGACGATGCCTAACACTGCACTGGTGTATGCCCCTCCGGTATACACGCCGCCCCCTGCCCCTGTGGCTGAGCAACCCGCACCCCGCGATTTTAGCGCTCTTGTATCAGAGTGGGACGAAGACGATGACACCCCCGCGCCCGTTGTTGTGCCCGCACCCGTAGCTTCACCTGCACCTGCACCTGCACCGCACACCACCGATTTCGTAGGGCTGCTGGATACGCTCATGAAGGAAGATCGTCCGTGGACGGCCAAGAAGCTGGCTGACACGCTTGCTACGATGAGTGCGCCACTGTCGGCGCTCCCCGACCTCACGCAGAAAGTTATTAACCGGCTGGCCAGCCTACACCGGAACGGTGACGTTGCGCGGTTGAAGATTTGCGTGCGGGCAGACCAGAAGGCTTCCAGCGCAGTCTACTACGCCAAGAACGTCGATGTGTTCTACGCTCACCTTGACACGCCGCTGGCTGATGAGGAGTAAGACGTGGACATTATCACACTCGACTTCGAGACCTACTACGACAAGGACTACTCGCTGTCTAAGATCACCACGGAGGAGTATATCCGTGACCCTCGGTTCCAAGTCATTGGGGTCGGGGTGAAGGTCAACGACGGCAAGACCGAGTGGTTCACCGGGACGCACGGTAAGATTAAGGAGTTCTTGGCCCGGTATGACTGGGCCAACTCCGCGGTGCTGGCACACAATATGATGTTCGACGGTGCGATCATGTCGTGGCGGTTTGGCGTTCGTCCGAAGGTGCTGTTCGACACACTGTGCATGGCCCGTGCGATCCACGGCGTAGAGAAGAGCGCCAGCCTCAAGGCCCTCGCCGAAAACTACGCGGTAGGGGAGAAGGGCACCGAGGTGCTAGACGCCAAGGGTAAACGGCGTGGTGACTTCGAGCCGGAGGAGCTGTCGGCCTACGGGCGCTACTGTGTCAATGACGTAGACCTGACCTACGATATCTTCAACATCATGATGTCCCGTGGGTTCCCGAAGTCTGAACTCAAGCTCATTGACCTGACATTGCGTATGTTCACTGAGCCGACGCTGGAGTTGGATAGGGAGCGGCTGGAGGCGCACCTGCAGAAGACGCAGGTAATGAAGGAAGACCTGCTCAAGTCTGCTGGTGTTGAGGACAAGGCCGACCTCATGTCGAACCCGAAGTTTGCCGCACTGCTCGGTAAGTTCGGTGTCCCGTGCCCCATGAAGATCAGCCCCACCACAGGCAACATGACATACGCGCTGGCTAAGAGCGATCAGGGTATGAAAGACCTGCTGGAGGATGATGACCCACAGGTTCAGGCGCTGGCTGCTGCGCGGCTCGGGGTGAAGTCTACGCTCGAGGAGACACGCACACAGCGGTTCATCGACATCTCTGGACGTGGCATGCTGCCTGTCCCGGTGCGTTACTACGCGGCGCATACCGGGCGCTGGGGCGGGGACGACAAGATCAACCTGCAGAACCTCCCTAGTCGGGGGCCTAACGCCAAGGCGCTCAAGAAGTGCATCGTTGCACCCGAGGGCTACAGCATCGTCGAGTCCGACTCGTCACAGATCGAAGCGCGCATGCTGGCGTGGCTGGCTGGGCAGGACGACGTGGTGGAGACATTTGCGTCTAGGGGTGACGTGTACAAGAAGATGGCCTCGGCGATCTACAACGTGGACGAGGCTGACGTGACCAAGGACCAGCGGTTCGTGGGTAAGACCACAGTGCTGGGTGCAGGCTATGGCATGGGTGGCGAGAAGTTCCAGCTGGCGCTCAAGAACTCTGGTGTGGAGATCACGAAGGCGGAGGCTGCTAAGATTATCGGCATCTACCGTGAGACTAACGACATGATCTCGAACATGTGGAAACAGGCTGGCACCATGCTGCGCTACATGGTGCGGGGTGACGCTATGCCGTTCGGTAAGGACGGGGTGCTTGGGGTCAACACATATGAACCCGGCATCGTGCTGCCCAATGGTCTGCTGATCCGCTACGACGAGTTGGAAGAGGCCGAGAACGAGAAGGGCGGCACCGAGTATTCTTACAAAACCCGCATCGGGCGCACCCGCATCTATGGCGGGAAGGTCGTCGAGAACGTCACACAGGCGCTCGCGAGACTTATCATCGGCGAGCAGATGTTGCGAATTAGTAAGAAATACAGAGTTGTGTTGACAGTCCATGACAGCATCGTATGCTGTGTGCCTGACGACGAAGCCGAAGCCTGCAAGGCCTACGTCGAGGAGTGTATGCGCTGGGTTCCCGCTTGGGCCGAGGGCTTGCCCGTGGACTGCGAAGCCGGTATCGGCAAGAACTATGGAGAGACGGAATGATGTCTACTGGACATACTACGTTGCACAAAAACGCAACAGACACAGAGATTGCAGCACATACCAAAGTATCGGCCAGAGTGGAGCGTTTGCGGCTCGATGTGCTGCGTGCTTTAGTTGGCGGTGAGGGGTCGGGGTATGAAATCTCGAGGCGCACCGGCATCGACCTACTAAATGTACGACCTCGCCTGACAGAGTTGATCGACTTCGGGTACGCAGCGGACACCGGTATACGCCGTAAAAACGAGCGGGGTAATAACGAACGCGTCGTCAAGGCTACGGAGCGCGGCGTGCAGTATGTGACTGCTGCTGGGGCGGCACAACAGGATGGTGCGTAAATGAGTGAAGCCAGTGCTTGGTCCTTTAGTCGGATGAAGGCGTTTGAGACGTGTCCGAAGCAGTACTACCACGTGAACGTCCTCAAGCAGTTCCCGTTCCAAGAGACCGAGGCGACCAGATACGGCACTGACTTTCACAAGGCGTGTGAGGAGTTCATCCGCGACGGCAAGCCCATGCCTCCGCAGTTCTCGTTCATGCAGGCCACTATGGAGCGGCTTGCGGCTATGACGGGGGAGAAGCACTGCGAACTCAAGATGGGCCTCACCGCTGATCTCGAACCGTGTGGCTTCTTCGATAAGAACGTGTGGTTCCGCGGCATCGTGGACCTGCTGATTATCGACGGCGATAAGGCTCGTGTCGTGGACTACAAGACGGGCAAGAGCGCGAAGTATGCCGACGTCGGACAGCTGCAGTTGATGGCACTGTCGGTGTTCAAGCACTTCCCGCAGGTCAAGAAGGTGAAGGGCGCGTTGCTCTTCACCATCGCCAACGACATCGTGAAGCAGGACTACTCGGTGACTGACGAGGGTGTGCTGTGGAAACCGTGGG